GAGAGAAATCGCAGGTTTTTTTGACGACTAGAAAAAAACAGTAGTGCTTTTTTCTGGTTGGTGGCATTGGTATGTTGGCAACGTTGCCAGCGCAGAAACACGAAAGCGAGGTAAAAGGTGAGTCATATAGCTACGGTCGAAGTCGAGTTCAAAGATATGGACGCACTGGCGAAAGCCTGCCAGCGTTGCGGTGTAGAACTCAAGCAGGATCAAAAGCAGTTCCGATGGTACAACGATCAGGTAAGCCCATGCGATGCTGCGATAGTGCATCCGAGCAAGTTTGCATTCGAGGTCGGGGTGCATAAGACAGCAACCGGCTTGAGGATTGATTTCGATCCGCACAATCGCGGCAAGAAATACGGCCAGAACACCGGGCCAGGGATGCAAGACGCGATAGCCTTCGAGGATGACATCCGGGGCATCGGAAAGCTGCAGCAAGCCTATGCGATCGAGGTTGCACGCAAGCAGGCCAAGAAGCAGGGCTTCTCGGTCAAGGAGCAAGTGCTTAAGGATGGTCGGGTCAAGCTAACACTTTCGAGGTAGGGTGCAATGATGGAATCGATTGAAGTAACAATTGACAAGTCCGGACAAGTAAAGGTCGAGGTCAACGGATGCTCGGGCAAAAGCTGCTCGGATCTTACCAAAGGCATCGAGCAGGCGTTGGGACAGGTGACAGCCGACGAGCAAAAGCCTGAGTATTTTCGACATGGCCAGGAAAGGCAAGCCAAGCGATGACAACTGCTTGGAAGCCAAGGTTTTTTATGATCGAGCTAAGCCGATCCAATGGGAGCAGGCTTGCGCTGGTTGCAGCACTTGACACGACAGCACCGGTCGGAAAGCTTCGCAAGATCCTTGCGGTCAACTTCCCAGGATGGAAAACGCAGATAGCCAGGATCGACGAGCAAACCTATGTTTTCGAGATCGATCAGGCTCGGGCGTTTGCACAGATCAATTTTGACTTGAGGCAGGATGCCGTTGTAATGGAAACGTTGCCAGATATTTGCGGGGATTTATTTGACCCGGCATGGTTCTAAAAACGATTCGGTGGCATTGATATCTCGGAGGGTAATCCTATGGAAATCACGTTACTGATTGGATCAGATATCCAAGCGATTTACAGCGACGAAGGAAACGACTTGCTGCGCGAGTGTGGCAACGTTGCCATTCGCAGGGCATCGCACGTTGAGCCAGAGGAAGACGGTTGGCACGCAGATATGGGGCCGGTGGGTGGGCCAAAGTTGGGGCCGTTCTCAACACGCTCGCAGGCTATTGACGCAGAGGTTTTTTGGTTGAAAGGGAATAGGGACTTGTAATGGGATTCAGGAACGGTCAAGTGCATATCGGGGAAGCGATCGACAGCTATCATTCTCGGCCAGAGATTAGCGCTTCGATGGTCAAGACGCTGCTAAAAAGTCCAGAGCATTTTGAGTGGGAGTACATCAAGGGACGCAAGCGGAAAGCTACATCGGCGATGGATTTCGGGACAGCGGTTCACGAAGATCAGCTTTTGGCGATTTGGGATCAGACCTGGAAAGAGATTCCCAAAGAGGCGCTATCTAGCAACGGGGCACGGCGCGGGGCTGCATGGGATCAATTCAAGGCAGAGAATCAGGGCGTAGTGCTTTTGAAATCCGATCAGGTTCAAGGCTTGAACTACATTCGCGACGCGATTGCGGGAAACCCGATAGCCAGGAAGCTCCTAGAAAACAGGGCCGAAGCTCTGACCGAATTGACGATCACAGCCGAGGCTCCGTTGCTCGATGGAACCTATCAGCCGGTCAGGGGTCGAATCGACTTGCTGAGTCAATGCGTAATCGATTTTAAGACGATTTCGGACTTCGACGACCGGACTGTAGGCTACCGACCACTGGATCACAAATGGGACGTTCAGGCGGTCATGTATCAGCTTCTGGTCGAATCGATTCGCAACGGGGAGCTGCCTGAGGTACACTTTATCGTAGTAGAGTCATCGGAACCGTACCGATGCGAAGTGTTCCAACCGAGGGGCGAAACGCTGGCAGGCGCGGCTATTGTGCTTCAGGATGCGATTGAGGAAATCGTAGCTCGCACGAAGTCGGGCAACTGGCATCGCGACGGTTGGCCTGATCCGTATCTATTCTAGGAGGGTTGCCATGAGCAAACCAAATTTGAGTTTTGAGAAGAAGTTGCGTGAGGAAATCGAGATCGCGTTGCCGGACATCGCGGCATCGACAAATAAGCGACCGATGGCCGCAGGGTCGAAGTTCTTCGATATTGTGCTTCGGGTCGTCAAGCAGATCGGGGCCGAACAGTTGGCGAACCTCGACAGAGCTACGCTGCTCGATGTGGTTGGGAAAATCTATGACGAGTACATCGCCAAGATTGACCTTCCAGGCGAGTACGACAAGGTTTTTCATCGACTCATCAAAGAGGCATCGTTGGCAACGATCGGGATTGCTTACGATAAATTTCTGCAAAAATAGGTGACGCGCCGAGGATCGGCAGCGTTGATTGTTTGAGTTGGTTTCAGTTTCATTCCTCAACGGAGTTAGAGAAATGCGAAGGTTTTTGTTGGTTCTGGTGGCCTTGATCGTGGCAACGTTGCCAGCGATGGCTCAAGATTGTGCAAACGGTCAGTGCTTCCGAAGTCCATCGGATCGCGTAGTCGAGAAGGTCGCTACGGTGGTTTCTGCGGCGGTCGAAATCCCGGTTCGTGTGGTCGAGCATGTTGTTTGCGAATCGCAGCCGGTGCGGTCGCTTGTGGCCATGAATGGGCTAGCCCAGTGGAAGGCAGAGCGTCAAGCATCCTCGAATCGTCTGTACCACGTTGGTGGCGGGTTCGGCGGTGGATGTGCTGAGGGCGTTGGGTTCTCGACAAGCTCACCTGATAGAGCGATTCGAGCGTGCTGCTACTGGGGCAAATTGCCAGTCCAGGAGATTGGCGTAGCGCGTGGCCGTAACGGATGGTACGCAACCGTGATTTACAGCCAGCGTGCGACAGGCCCAAGTAGGCAACAAGTAACACAGTACATGCAGTCGAATAACGGCTCTGCACCCCCGGCTAGTTGGTATCCAAACGGCGATCCCTGGAGGAACCTGACAGCCAGGGAGGTCAACGAAGCGTTTGGCGACTAGCAGTTCATGCTCGGCAGTCGGAGGGAGAGGATCGGCTGTCGAGAGTGTACGGTGCAAAGAGCGCACGCCGGACAAACGTAACCGGCAATATTGCGGGTGGGCTAGGCCCATCAGAGCCTCATAAGCTCCGACTGCTAGGTGCGATTCCTAGACCCGCAACTGGATCGGCGGCGTGGTGGGTCGGTTTGGTAATGCCTGCCCGGTGCGAATCCGGGGTAGCCACCAGAGTTAGCTTAGCAGGCTGGCAGAGCATGGTTCAATTCCTGCCCGATCCTTTTTTTGTTTACTTTCATCATTGGAGAAGATCATGCAAACTCACGAAGATTCACAACACATTTTTATGCAGGAACTCAGGGAACGCGCAGCCAAGGCGAGGAGTGCATCAGCGTCAGTGATTGCGGCTGGAGAAAAGAACGAAAAAGAGCTTGGATCTTGGAAAGCGTCGAACGGCGTTCATTGCAGCCATCTACCTGATGATCCCCAAGGAATCTTGCGATTGAGCATCGGAGGTGGCGAGCATCTTCCAGTGACGATGAATTACGTTGTGGTTCGCGGGAAGATCGGACAATGTATCGAGTTACTAGAAAAGGCTCTTGTGGCGTTGCGTCAGTGCCCAGAGTAAGCGTTAAGTTCTTTTGCCAACCCACTTCGGGGCGGCGTATGGAGGTTGATGATGGCGAAGCTGACGAACATTGATAAGAAATTGCTTAATTTGGTCGCGCGATCATCGTGCCGGATGATCGAAGGAAATTTGCTATACCCATGTCACGATGAAATCGCTAAGCATTTTGAGAAAGCTAGCGAAGGTCTGTTTACTGTTTCCGAAATCAAAGGCAAGAAATACGTGGGCGTTAGCGATGACGCAGAGGTTTTGATAGAGTGGTTGATTTAAGTTTGCCAACCCACTTCGGGGCGGCGTAATGAATGTGTGATCATGCGATAAACCATCGCAGAAAAAAGCAATACTACTATTTTTGAGACAATATGAACAAGCGAAGAACAACAAAGCCGGTCACGATCGAGTTCATTAAGAGCCAATGCACGATCGACGAAAAAGGGTGCTGGAATTGGAATCGTACTCAGTCTTGCGGGTACGGGAGAATCCGCAGGGAGAACAAGCTGCTTTGCGTTCATAGAGTGGCATTCGAGGTAGCTCATCCAGAGCTAAACATGGAAGGCATCGACGTAAAGCACACTTGCGATAACCGGCTGTGCTGCAATCCCGAGCATATGAAAACGGTACAAAAGTGCTCTTTGATTGCTTCGAAGTCAAGCAAGTCTACGGCAACAAGCAACGCCGACGGGTCAGCAAAAAAGTACCGTTACACGATTGCAGTCTGCAAACGTTGCCACCAAGACTACCGGTCGAGTGGCCTATCGGACATATGCCAGGATTGCTATCAAGGCCGAAAGCCGGATAGAAACCCGTATCGGTTCGCTCGAACGCACCGGTGCCCGGATTGCGGCGTAGCGATCGAAACAAAAGAGTGCGTAGCCTGCAATACCTTGAAGATCATCGCCAAGCAGAAAAAGGAACAGCAAAAAACTTTGTTTGTAGTTGATGCTTGAGTCGCTTCGGCGGCATTGTACAGATGGCCTAACCCAAGAAAGGAAACCAGCCATGCTTGAGACTTCCAGTCAGATTGAATTGTTGGCCGCAGCGTTAGCGGCTTTCCATGCCGAGTGTCCTGCGATCACAAAAAACACGATGAACCCACTGTTCAGCAAGAAGTACGCTGACCTTTCGGACATTACGTCGATCGTGAATCCGGTGCTAGCCAAGAACGGACTTACCGTTTTGCAAGTTCCTGTAGGCGATGAACAGTTGATGACAATGCTGTTGCATGGTTCAGGCCAGTACATCAGGTCAACTGCGAATCTGCATTGCATGGATTCGGTTATCCGAAGGGGCAAGGACGGAAACGACGTTCGAGGGGTCAAGCCTCAGGACTACGGATCGGCGCTGACATATCAAAGGCGCTACGCACTTTCGGCAATCCTGAATCTTTGCATCGACGACGACGACGACGGGAACAGGGCGCAGAATGCTTTCCGGAAACAAAACACGTTTGCAGCACCTACTGAGCCGGTCGTTCCAGAAAATGCCTTCGATCCAAAGTCAAACCAGCAAACAGCAGAACCGCCAAAGCCGGTAGAAAAGCTAACCCAAGAAGCGATCGAAAAGTACTCGACGGATATCGACGGGGCCACCGAACAAACGATCGTGAAGATTGAGCAGGAAATCAGTCAGCATGGTGTCAAGCAATCGCTCGCAAAAGACGATTGGAGCGTCCTGGCAGCAAAGTTGCTTGCTAGGTGGTACGATTTAGCCGGTAATCCGAAGGTTCTCGGGACGGTCACGAATCGCGTGGTAGCGTACCGAGGCAAGGGACTCCTAGACGAGCATCAACTGAAGTTCCTGCGGGATAAGTTGGCAGAACGAACGGCAGCATTGAAAGGCTAGCATGCATTCGATCAAGACGGATTTTGATGTATTGGTTGAACTGACCGGGCAGGCCATGGCAGCATTTATATCGATCGATCCGCAGCAGGAGTGGTCGATGGAGGAAATCGCTTCTATGGCGGTCGATCAGGCATTGGAAACACAGCGAGAACTTAAGAGGCGAAAGCGTGACTACAGGCAAGAAAAAACTGGTGGCGGTGAGTCTGTTGAAACTGGACGAGAGACTCCAGTGCCGGGAGTCAGTCCCGGAAGAAACGATACGGGCCTACGAGGACGGATGGCGCGAAAAGATTGAGTTCCCACCTGTCGAGGCCTACGAGGTCGAAGGGGAGCTTTACGTCACGGACGGATTTTGCCGGGTGCTATCGGCGCAGAACGTAGGAAAGTCGAAGGTTCCATGCCTCGTTCGCAAGGGATCTTGGCAGGACGCTGTAGCGGCTGCGTGCGGTGCTAATTCGCAGCATGGCCTACCGAGGACTAATGCCGACAAACGCAAGGCGGCGACAATGGCGATACTTGAGTTCGGAGACAAGCCGAACCGAGAGATAGCCAGGATTTGCGGGGTGAGTCATACCTATATCGACAACCTTCGGATCAAACAAAACGAGGCTGATGCGATCGTCGAGGCGATCACTGAGGGCAAGGAATTACCAGCACCGAAGCCCAAGCCAAGCCCGAAGCCGAAAGCGGAGCCGAAGCCTGATGCGTCGATCGTATCGCCAACGGGTTGGAAGTGCTCGGACTGTCACGGCACAGAGCAACGATTGACGGATGGGGGATACGTTTGCCGGGCTTGCTTGTTGCCGGTTCCTGACGGGAATGTGGCTCAAGAACCAGAGCAAGAAACGCAGGATGACGAGGCCCAAGAAGATCCTTTTGCGATCGTTGCAGGGCTTCCGCAGGTGGCAACGTTGCCAGCCGGACAAGACCCGATACCGGATGAAATGCCAGCAGTTCATACGGCGTGGGGAAAGTTCATTCGGGCTTGCGGTGCGGCGAAATGCGATCAGGTTTTGAGGGCCGAAATCGAATCGATTACGAAGAAGCTCAAGGGCCTTCGATGATCGACTTGGAGGCCAGGATTGAGAACGACACAAACAAAGTCCTGAGGCTCACGATTGATGCCGGAACGCATCCGGACGACATAGATTTTTTGACCAAGCTAATGAGCCTTTTCGTTCGCGGCGGCATTGTAGTGATAGACCCAGGGACAGCAACGGAGTTCGTTTACGAGTCACCTGGGCCAATTGAACCTGCATAGGGTGTTGTGATGAATTACGATGACTTCATAGAATCGAAGTCTCAGATGGGCGGCAACCACGGATTCGATCCTGGTGAAATGCCGAGCTATCTGTATGACTTCCAGGCTTACTTGGTTGATTGGGCACTACGTCGAGGCAAGGCGGCAATCTTCGCCGATTGTGGGCTAGGCAAGACTGCGATGCAGCTTACCTGGGCGCAAAAGGTTGTCGAGCAAACGAACAAGCGGGTGCTAGTTGTCACACCGCTTGCGGTTGCACAGCAAAGCGAGCGCGAAGCCGAAAAGTTTGGCATCGAGGCCAAGCGTAGCAAAGCAGGCGAGCTTGAATCGAAGATCGTCATAACGAACTACGATCGTTTGCACTTGTTCGACTCGAAGGACTTCGCTGGTTTTGTTTGCGACGAATCGAGCATCCTTAAATCGGTTGACGGGGAGACTCGCAAGCAGATAACGAGGTTCACGCTCAAGATGCCTTACCGATTGCTTTGCACAGCTACGGCGGCTCCTAACGACTACATCGAGCTAGGTACGTCGAGCGAAGCTTTGGGCGAGCTTTCACACTCGGATATGCTTCGGAGGTTCTTTCGGCAACTCGATGACAAGGGCCAGAAGAAAGAAACCAAGCAACAGCTAGAGGCCGAAAGGCTACTTGCACAGGATTCCAACTACTATGGGAAACTGGCCTTTAGGGTGGCTCAAACGATCGGTCAATGGAGACTTAAAAATCACGCAGTCGAGCACTTTTGGCGATGGGTCGCATCATGGGCCAGAGCGTGCCGAATGCCTTCGGATCTAGGGTTTGATGATCGGAAGTTTATCCTGCCTCAGTTGATCGAGCGGGATCACGTTATCAAGGCCAGCACCCCACCGCCTGGGTTCTTGTTGCATGTTCCGGCTAGGGGTCTCGGCGCAGAACGAGAAGAACGCAAGCGTACATTAAATGAACGTTGCGAATTTGTATCAAACCTGGTCAATCACGATCGACCTGCGGTTGTATGGTGCCAAACAAACGACGAAGGAGACTTGCTAGAGGAAATCATTGCTGACGCAAAACAGGTAGCAGGCAGGACTCCAGATGAACGCAAGGTTGAATTGTACGAGGCGTTTGAAAGTGGGGAGCTTAGGGTTTTGGTAATCAAACCGAAGATCGGAGCATGGGGACTTAACTGGCAACACTGCAATCACGTTGTCACGTTTGCTAGCCACTCATACGAGCAATACTACCAGAGCGTTAGACGTTGCTATCGCTTCGGTCAAAAGCGACCTGTAACGCTCGATGTCGTTGCCACAGAGGGCGAGGAGCTTGTGCTTGCTAACATGCGACGCAAATCAGAGCAAGCTAAGAAAATGTTTGAGGTACTGGTTAAGGAAATGACCAACGCCCAAAAGATCGAACGAGTTGATATCTACACAAAGAAAGTTGAGGTTCCGTCATGGCTATAAGCGATTCCAAGATCACAGATCAGTTTGCAATTTACAACGGTGATTGCGTCGAGGTTATGAAGCAGTTACCCGATGAATCGATCGGGCTATCGGTTTACTCTCCGCCGTTTGCAGGGTTGTACACTTATTCGAGCGACGCGCGGGATATGTCCAATGCGATCGACAAGGATGAATTCTTCGTTCATTACGGTTACTGCATCGATCAACTTGCTAGGCTTACACCGCCTGGAAGAATCTCGGCGGTGCATTGCATGGATATCCCGCTAAGCAACGCTGGATGCGATGCGATGTACGATCTACCGGGTGAGATTATCAGGCAGCATTTGGCGCGAGGGTTTGAGTACGGTGGTCGCAGGGTGATTTGGAAAGAGCCTCTTATGGTTCGCAATCGAACGATGATGAAATCGTTGCATCATAAGACTTTTTGCGAGGACACAACCAGGTGCTCAATCGCCAATGCTGACTACCTTTTGATGTTTCGCAAGAAGGGCGAAAACAAGGTTCCTGTAATTAAGGAAAACGGCATCCTCGATTATGCCGGTGAGTACAAGATACCGGACGAATTTAAGCATCTTCGCGGTATGATTGGAGATCAGAAAACCAATTCCTACTCGCAGTGGATCTGGCGGAACTACGCTTCGTCGGTTTGGATGGATATTAGGATCGATCGAGTGTTGAACATCGAGGAATCAAGGGATCTTGAGGACGAAAAACACGTCCACCCTTTGCAACTCGATGTGATAGAACGCGCGGTAGAAATGTGGTCGAATCCTGGCGAGGTAGTCCTGACTCCATTTATGGGCGTAGGCTCTGAGGTATTCGGTGCGGTGTCGCTAGGCCGAAAGGGGCTAGGAATTGAACTTAAGCCGAGCTACTTCCGACAGGCGGTCAAGAATCTTGAACTGGTGAAAACCAAGCAGGAACCCAAGCAGGCTGAATTGATGTTGGAGTTCGCAGAATGAGCAGCAACTGGCCGCATCAAGACAGGGCTAAAGAGCGAATCCGAGAGGCAAGGCTACGAGGCATCGGTGCTGTGATAGCAGCCGCACCATGCGGTGCCGGTAAGTCGCGAGTAATGCAGCAATTGGCCTGCGAGGAAGTTGACAACGGGGGGTCGGTGAGAATCTATCTCCACCGCACGATGCTCAAGGAACAGCTATCGGCAACGTTTACCGCAGCCGGTATCGATCACGGCATTATGGCCGCAGGGAACGATTACGATGAGTCCAAGCCGATTCAGATTTGCATGACGGATTCTGTGTTTGCAAGGGCGATACGAGGGAGCAAGTGGGATCTAGGAAACCCGTCGCTTGTCATGTTCGATGAGGCGCACCTACAGGCCAAGAACAAAGCGATTTCGATCGTCAAAGGAGGGACTACGGCTTTCAATTCAACCTGGGATGGCCATCAACAGCGAGGCGCGTTTATCCTTGGGCTATCGGCAACGCCGGTTGGGTGCGGTGCTCTGTACGATGAAATGATCGACTTCGGGACATACTCGGAAATGCGATCCGTAAAGGCTCACCTTCCGGTCAGGGTCTACAGCCCAAGCGAGATTGATTGCTCGGGACTCAAGCAGGATATCGACAACGAGTTTAGCTCGAAGCAACTAGAGCCGAGGGCCTACAAGATATTCGG